CCCCCCGACCCCCCTCTTCCCCCTTAACGGAAGTTTGTTCTCTGTTAACATACGCACTCGCGTGTAGAATCTTCAAAAACCTTCAAGTCATTTTATTCTTCAGCCTTATCGTCGCTGTGCGCGGCTGGACTTTCGGAGAATTGGGCATCTACTGCTTCGATAGGAGGCTTATTGTTGAGGGTCTTGGCGAGTTCCAGTAGGTTGGCGGTAGCGTGTTCTACGTTGTTCATGATCTCTCCGACGTTTGCACTGGGCATTAGCTTGGAGAGCATACCACCATCTGTTATTGTTTTCCGTAGAAACTCAAGGTATACTTCGGCGGCTTTGACGTTCTTATCGACTACAGCCTTTTCGTAGAGCATCTTTAGGACTTCAGGGGCGAGAGCTATCGCACCCCCGGCGGTATTGAGCAGGCACTTGTGGTATACTTCGGCACTGTCGGCAAGGTTATAGAAGTCGGTATTGGCATGCACACCGATGCTTTTAGCTAGTGAGCTTAATGTTTTATTGGCTCGGTATTCTTCGGGGGTAGCATGCCAGTTTGATATNTGATCAACAAGCTCTCNGTGCTTTTTCTCATTACGCTTCGGGCCAGATTTAAGTTTAGCCATAGTCTTTCTTCAGACGTGGGTCGAGAGGGATTTTTATCCCCCCTCTCTCTGCCTTCTCTTATTGGTATACTAACCATCCATTTAGTTGTAATGTTATACCCCGATAGGTGACGTTTATCAGACGCAGTCCGTAGCACGTGGGCCTTTAGTCCGTGGACTGACACTGGAGTTCTTGCTATTCAACTTGGTTCAGGCACGGCAATCCCACCTGTGGTGAGTGGCGATTGCCATGCTCGGTTATCCTTAGCCGAGAACCTTACTATTCGTATGTCTACTTAGTGGGCAACGCTTCTCACCAGATAACGATGCCGCCAATGTCGTGATGTATATCAATATAATGTCGTTACTCTTTATTCACAAGGCTTATGGCTTTATTAATTGTCTCCGTGTTTAGGTCAAGCTGGATATTGATCGCTGAGTCCTTGAGTAGCGCGGTGAACATTAACTCTCTTGCCAGCACCCCCGTGCGTTCCAGTGCTACGCACAGTTCTTCGATTATCATACGATCCTTACTCATATTACCCCCCGGTATGGTTAAAGTAGTATGTATATACTACACATAAACTGACATTGTCGCTATGTATATCTTATACTAATTATAACAGGCATTGTAATACTACACATAGACTAACATTTGTTACATTGGAAAAGATGAGTATTCCGCATAATACACATCCACCATAAACAGTACAACCATGATAACTATGATAACTATGATAAGGGACAGGTTGGAATTAAAGGTGTCCCTTTTTATAAACTGACTGCAAAGCTATTGATGTCTAATTCTTTTCTTTGGGATCGCGGGCTATTCTTATTTTGCAAAACAACGACTCGGTGCGCTTTTACCCATTCAATTATTTCTTCGGGTATAAAGCGGTAACGTGCCTTCTGTCCTCCACCAAACTTATAGTGGGGTATTTTCTGTTCCCTAGCATACTTGCGTATTGTAGAAGGTTTTAATCCTGTAATCTCGGCCGCTATATTCACATCAACCATTTCAATTGACATTAGTCTTCTCCTTCTGTATTATTAATGTAATGACAATATAGCTATAATCAATACGAATTGTAAAGGTTATGAAGATAATAGTCGATAGATACGAATCTACAGGTAAAGGCACACTTAGTAACGTAAGCGTCATTGACCCTCATTCAGACACACCTATTACAACTTACTTCGGCATAGAATGCCCGTGGAAAGATAATCAACCCAGTGTATCCTGTATACCTGGGGGGAAATACGACCTCGTCCCGCATTCTTCGGATAAATATGGAGAGGTTTGGGCCTTTGTTGGCGGCACAGTCTCTCATTATTACGATGATGGCCAGTCCGAACGCTATGCTTGCTTGATCCACTCGGCTAATTACGCCCATCAACTACAAGGATGCTTGGCTATAGGTGTTGGAGCAGGGGATAATGACGGTGTTCCAGCGGTATGGAACAGTCGTAAGGCTATCAAGTCCCTTGGGGATCATTTAGACCGTAGTGTTTTACATACGGCATTAGTCCGATGGTTCTCCGATGAGTAATTTTCTCCAGAACCTTACTGAATTAGCTAAGGTTTTAGAGCAAAATCCTAATCTCCATGAAGTCTTTGCGAGTGAGAAGCCCGTCGAATACGAGATGGTGCTTAAGATGGCACAGGCCCCCTTCTTCCGATGGTCTCCATTTGGTAGCAGGGAGGGGGATGGTAGTTGTCAGTATGGCTTTCTTAAAAGTAAATCTCTTAATAAGTGGGCTATTACCGGAAACCGTTGTGGTAAAACTGAATCAGGGCTAATTGAAGACATAGCAGACTGTCTAATGATTGATCCTCTTACTCGCTCTAAGTCTAGTCGCTATAACGAGCCTATTCGTATGTGGACGGTCAGTGACACAGAAGAAACATCAGTAAATGTATTAGAACGGATCATAGTTGAGCGCATATTAGGCAATGACGAATCAGGCTTTATGTGGAACTTTGTCCACGACGAGTGTAAGTATACGGCCAAGAGTGGGTGGTCGAGCCACCAGCTACGCTTTACCAATGACTCATGGATACAGTTTAAGTTCAGCACACAGAAAAGAAATACTTTTCAAGGGACTTCATTGCATAAAGTCCACTTCGACGAGGTGCAGCCCAAAGATATATACAGCGAGTGTCAGGCCCGATTAGCCGATACTAATGGGTATTTTATTGGGACAATGACCCCGATCTACGACAAGACCAAGGGTATACCTTGGATATATGAAGACCTATACCTACAAAGAGAGGACAAGGGGTTAGAGTTCCATACATGGTCACTGCTGGATAACCCCTATGTCGATGAAGATGCCAAGCGTCGAATGATGAGGGAGTGGGATGAGGACGAAATTGAAGCGCGTGTCTATGGTGCTTTTGTTCCAATGGGTGTTAAGCTGGCACTGCCTAGTAGCACTATGCGAAAGATACGCGAAGAGTTGTCTACTCCTGTAATGGGCATGTTGGAGATGGGGGAAGATGGCTCAATAAGCTTTTTTAATCAAGGCGAGGATCATGGATTACGACCTGAGAGTATGGCAGAACCCACTGCCCAATAGCACTTATGTGGTCGGCGGCGATCCCGCAGAAGGCTTGGCACATGGAGATGATGCAGTCCTTGAAGTCATATGTTGTGAAACGGGTGAGCAAGTCTGTGAATTGCAGGGAAAAGTTGATCCGATTTCTTTTGGCGAGCTTTCTTATATGCTTGGTACCTGGTACAATCATGCTTTGGTTGGCTTGGAAAACAATAAAGATGGTGGAGCAAACCAAACCCTTTTCAACTTGGGTTACCGGCATATTTACTTCCAGCAGACACAAACCGGAAAGCCCTACAGGGACGCAACGCAAAAACTCGGATGGAACACCAACCTAAGAACACGTCCAATGTTGGTTGCCCAAGCTCGTAGATACATTGAGGACGAGTCTGTTAAGATACGCAGTAGGTCCTTACTGTCTCAATTTGAGACTTTTGCACTGGAGGGTACTAAGTTCCAAGCGATCAGGGGCGGGCATGATGATCTTGTGATGGCTTATTTAATTGCTATTGAGATGATGCGAGTGCAGTTAATGGTCTATGAAATGAAGTCTAATAGCCTTAATCCAATAATAAATGGAGAAGAGCTACTTGATCCTGATGATTTATGGGGCGAAGAGATGCCAAGATCAGATCGGCTTATCAGCCAGATTGTCTCTAAGACCGCAAAGGGTAAGAGTTCAACGGACTCAACGATGGAGTTATTAATATGAGCGAAGTATATAGTTTCTTTACGGTTATTATGTTTATCTTAATAATCGCCGCCTTATTGCGACACCTCAACTTAGAGCGGAAAGAGCGTAGGGAGATGATGGAACGCTATCAAAACCTTGCGCTTCGTGTTCGGCAAACTCAATTAAATATGGAAACACCAGAGCAATACATGGAGCATGGTATCCGCTTTCCCGAACCGCAGACTAGTGTTGCAGATGTCGAAGGTTCATTCTAATTTGGTGGGTAATTGAAGGTATGAACGCTAAGAATAGGCGCAATAAAGGCAATAGAGTAGAGCGAGAGATTGTTGCTAAGTTGAATGATGCTGGTATTCCGGCTGAAAGAGTGCCACTATCCGGTGCGGCTGGAGGTAGTTTCAGTGGTGACATTGTAATAAGTGATGCTCTTCGTGTCGAGGTAAAGGCAAGAAAGGATGGTGCGGGCTTTAAAACCCTTGAGGATTGGAAGGGAACGAATGACCTCCTTGTCCTTAAACGTAATCATTGTGACCCTATGGTAGTCGTGGATTGGAGCTTGTTTGTTGATATGCTCCAAGCTTGGTTGCCGAAACAAGATGAGGATTAATATGGATAATAC